CTGAAATGCGTGATGCTAATTTAGACCAATTGAAGACTAGACGTTCAGAAATTCTGCAAGAGTTAGAAAACATGGACGAAATACATAAGTCTACAAAGCTTCAAGATGAATTGAAAGTGATTGAAACACGATTAAATAAAGCAGATCCACTCAAAGACTATTATATCCAAAACGCTGATATAATTTTAAAGTATTACGGTGGGTCAGATAAAGTTCAATCAGTAGCATCTACGCCCGCAGATCAAAATACATTCGTAAAATATTTGATGCAATCTTTGCCGGATACACAAGCTATTTCAAAAAAGGATTTGTATGAAGAGTTTACAACTCGAATGAAATTAAATACAGGAACAGAGGTAACGGAAAAAACGTATACAACAGAACATTGTGATCGATGCAATGTTGCGCGTGAAGAATTGTCAGAAGAAGGAATTTTAGTATGTCCAAAATGTGGATCTGAAGAATATATGTTAGTTGTATCCGATTTTCCATCGTTTCGTGATCCTCCAAAAGAGCGAAACAATTATGCGTACAAAAAAATAAATCATCTAAATGAAATTTTAAACCAATTTCAAGCAAAGGAAAGCACGATTATTCCAGATGAAGTTATGCATGAAGTAGTCTGTGAAATCAAAAAACGCCGTATTCAAAATATAGCAGAGTTAAATGAAATTGGTATGCGAGAGATTTTAAAGAAGCTAAACCGATCCAAATACTATGAACACGCAACCCATATTTTATCAAGACTTAATGGAAACCCACCACCCACAATAACACCTGAAATTGAAGAAAAAATAAGAGCTATGTTTCAAGAAATTCAAGCACCTTTTTTACTGTATTGTCCTGATGATCGTACAAATTTTTTATCGTATTCTTATATTTTATACAAGTTCTTTGAGCTATTAGAGTTAGACGAATACAAAATCTACTTTCCTCTATTAAAAAGTCGTGATCGTTTAATTGCGCATGATCACATTTGGAAGAAGATTTGTGATTATTTGCGATGGGAATTTATAAGAAGTATTTAATTGAAAACGGATCTACACGGCTGAGCACAATGTATAGTAACAGTCAAAATGATTTCAACTTCAATTATGGATTCAAGCAATGTTACGGCAAAGTGTCTTGGATATGTTCTACAAAAGGTAGATTATGTAGCACTCAGCAAGACTATGTACCTTACACAAAGATTTCCAAATCAAACGCATACAGCTGTATTATTTGAGTATATGCATTCGCCTAGAGATACGCGGGTTGCGCTTGAAGAACGAATCCCGGCAACAGGTGAAACAGTTCACTCAATTATTAACACAGTTGAGTTCATGCAAGTTCTAAAGAATTTGTTTATGGTTGATAATTCAGTTATTTACAATCGTAGGAAGTTTGTGAATGGTGAGCTAAGTGATACACGGCAGATAGTTCTGCGGATTAAACCAGACGAGCTGCCACCATTGATTCCTGTTGAGCAATTTGACTTTAACCACTTTATTAACATGCCACACCTTTGAGTTCAATTGAAAAAATATTCTAAATATACTGCATGCAAACACTATTTTATCGGCACTTCATATGTTATGCAAAAAATGAACTAAAAACAATAGATCATCTTTTGATCAGAGCTGATCATAAGTTTTTGGTTGAAAGATCAATAGATGATATATTAAAATCAATAAAGAAAATAGAACAACATTTATTAGACGCAAAAGCTACCTATTTAAAACAATCTTAAGGGGTGTATCCGCACAACCCATATTTATCATTTTTTAGTTTACAATCTCCTGAGGGGCACTTAATTGAGTTAGGGGGGCACGGTTGATCAACTTTCGAATTTGGGTTGTCAAACCGTTCAAGTGAAGGACGAATATATCTATACACAAAGTAGTTTGCGACTGCAAAGACTACTCCATGTACCAATGCTTTTGTACGTAGAGATGCTCCAGGTGGAACACTTAGGTGAACGCTTGGAACAAGAAGTATGAATAAAACTGCTTTTAGTAAAAGATTTACCCACATTTATTTAGTAGCGGGGGAATTTGATACAAACCCCGTTGCTGCAGTATAGGTGGCATGACCAACAGGTACACAATCGGGCTTACCACCTTGATTCGTGCCCATTACATAGCCGTTTGGACACGTCGGGCCATAATTTCCAAATCGTTCAGCTATGTTCTTCCAATAGAAGCGCATAACACATGCGCTTACTACAGCAAATAATGCAGCATGAATAAGTAGAACAGTTGTATACGAACCACGCGGAGGAATTCGAACTAAAACACCTGGAACAAATGCTGCAAATAGTAATGCTGCTAAACCCGAACTGATTAGATCATTCATTTATACTTGTGAATGTAAGTTTTTTACTTACGGTGTGATACAAGTTTCATAACTAGGTGACACGCGACCGCAAATACTAGTGCATGGACAGCGGCTACTACATATTTGCTACCACCCGGCGGTAGAGTTACAAGAACGCCAGGAACAAGAACAAAAAACAGAAGAGCGCAAACTAATGATTTCACGTACATTTTTACTTAGTAGCTTAGACTTTTCTTCGAAGATTCAGTAAAAATTGAGCTCGACGTCTAGTTTTTAAAGTGAATTTTTTAGGATTCTTTTTAACCTTTGTCGCAAATTGTTCAGGGGTCAAATGTTTTTGTAACGCTTGTTTCGTAAATGCGCCTTTTTTCATATTTTTTACGGCATCTTGAATCCATCTGCGTGTTTTACGTCTACCGGCTTTTAGAATAGGAATGCTATTGGTCATTTATTTTTAGGGCACGAATTACAACTGGGTACAGACACTTTCACTTGGTTTGAAATTGTGTAGCCATATGCTACGACTCCTATGAAAAACAGAACAAAGGCAATCCAACCATACATTTATCTCATAACAAGAGTTTTCACTTACGAGTGCTAACATAAGAATGGGAATCCCGTTTTATTTTGCGAGTCTTTCAAGAAGCCATAAAGGTATTCTAGAAGTTGTTAAAAAACTTTCACAATTAGAAGTTGATATATTTGTGGTTGATTTTAATTGTTTAATTCATCGTTACTTAAAGGATGAAGACCCAATCCATTCTGTTCTTGAAGCGTTAGATCATATTTTAAAAACAGTTTGCAGATCGAAACAGCTGTTAATTGCTATGGATGGACTGGTTCCTTACGCAAAAATTGTTCAACAACGGTATCGTCGTATGCTAATTAAAGATCAAACAGGAACATTTGATCGTAACCAGATCTCACCTGATACGCCTTATATGCGTGAATTAGAGATTTCACTCAAGGCAAGATTTCCAGATGCGATTGTGAATGGAACAAGTTTGTTTGGTGAAGGTGAGCATAAGTTAATTTATGAACTCCGTAAACTTCCGGAAACACAACGAAAGCGTATTTGTATTTATGGATTGGATGCAGACCTTATTTTAATAGCATTGCAACACCATAAACTCTCAGATCCGTATGGAATGTGGTTACTAAGAGAAAGCGCAGAATTTAATGATCCAAAACTAAAAGAAGCAGAGTTTGCAACTTTGTCAGTATGGAAACTTCTTCAGCAACTTCCTATGAATATTGATCAATATATGGCTCTAAGTATACTGTGTTTCGGCAATGATTTCATGCCTAACTTAGGGATGTTTTCACTCAGGGAAGATGGGTATGGACGCGCGCTTCAAATGTATCAAGAGTGTGGAAATCCTGATCTTACAACATGTGAAGGCAGGCATACATTTCTATCATTTGCGGCAACGAGAGAAATGGGTGTTTACAAAGAACGTATTTATAGAAGAAAACGTCCTGAAGAAAAATCTGTATTGGGGAGAGATACAAATTTATTTTCTCATAAATATGGACTACATATTCTAGATGGTGTTACCAATATGAAACCAGTTGTGGAAGCCTATTGGAAAACATTTCATTGGACATGGCATTACTTTAAAATGAGTGAACCTTTGAATTGGTATTGGTCGTATCCTTACAGTGATGCGCCACTTGTTTCTGATATTATTTTGTGTCCAGAATACACTGTTCTTGATAAACGAAAACTAAATTTTAATGTACATTCGCAACTCCAGTTTATTTTACCGTATAAATCTCTAAGAACATCAAAGCGTCGTGTCTTATTCCCAGATGAACTGTATTCAGAAACACGTAATCCTTGGATGAAACGTCATGATTGGGAAATGAAACCACGGATATCATTGCCGTGGAATCCAGAATATTCGCTTACAACTGTTACCTTCGTCGAAATCCAAAATTCTTAATATTTATTCTAGGAAACACAAGTTTTGTTACTAAAGGCTGATTAGGAAAATTTATAACATCTGAACTATCTATTAATCCATCATAGGAAATAGAAAGTGAATCCCAATATGATTCATTTAAACTCTTCATTTTATCTACAGAATTAAATGCGATAATTTGATAACTTGTTCCGCGTCCAAATATATTCCAATCGCGAAACAAATATTCAATATATTTTTTTCGAAAATCAACTAAAGATGTATAACTTGATGCATTTTTAATTGATTGGATACATTCATCCATACTTCGTAAAATAGGTTTATCTAGGCGTTTATTTACATTGTTATGCATTCTGCAAATTGCAATAAACAGATCATTCTTGCTATCAAATAGCGAAGGGACATTTCGTTTATATGTTGGAAATAGCATATAAAAATCGTGACGACAACGAACACAAGTTATACTTGCTGCAAATGCGTCCATAAAATTCGATACATTTTTTTTATCTTCTTCAGTTGGATTCTCGGGATAGCATAGTGAGATTGAATGTAATGTCATCCAACCCATAGGTCCCCATACTGCGGTCATATTGTTACTTATGTAACAGAAATGAATCCGGCTAACATTCCGCCTTCTAAAATCTCGCGAAGTAAGGCAGGTGGTGAATTTCCTTTTGATAGTCCAGTTTTTACAACAACTTCTTTGACTTTATTATCTGTCATACGGTCAATTTTCTGTTTAATTGTTTTTTTGCGATGAGAAACTCCGGAATCAGTTAGTAAACGTATAGTATGTTTTCGCATGAATTTCTTGAGGCGTGGGTGTTTAGCCGGATCTTTTACAGCTTTGATTTTTGCGGTCTTTAAAATTCCTTTTGGGAATGTCTTTAGTTTTTTACCACCTTCAAGCTTTGGTAGACTTACAGGTTTAATGGGTGTTTTTTTAGATTCATCACCAAGTTTTGTGACTACGACTTTTCCTTCAGACATCTCTATTATTGAAAACGAATAATAGATTTACGAGGACTTGTTCTATCTAAAGTACTATGGAGTGGGAAACAATCAAAACTTATTTTCAAAGTCAGGGAATTCCTAAGCTGGTGGAGCACCAAATTGAGTCTTATGAAGATTTTATTCGAAATAAAATTCCACTCATTGTTGCATCGACCGCTCCAATAGTCGTGTGGCATGAGCAAGACGAAAAACTTAAAAAGTATAAATACGAGCTAAGGCTTGGCTTTGAGAATGTTACATACATGAAACCTCGAATTCAAGAAGCAACCGGACGCATCAAGCCTATGTTTCCTCAAGAAGCACGTGCACGAAACTTTACATATGCAGCTCAAATGTTTTGCGATGTTCGGTTTACATCGCGGTCGTACAAAGGTGAAACTCTAAGTGAATATGATGAACAAGTAAAAGTATTTGAAGGCGTTTCATTGGGTAAAATTCCTGTTATGTTGGGATCTTCATTATGCATTATGAATGATTATCCAATGTCAAAGGAAGAAATTGGTGAGTGTCCATATGATCCATTCGGTTACTTTCTTATTCATGGATCAGAACGTACGATTCTATGTCAAGAAAAGGTAGCAGATAATCGTATTATGATCTTCTTTAATAAAAAGTCATCTGCAAAGTTCACATACTCCGTTGAGCTAAAATCTCTACATGAATCATTCACAACTCCTCCGAAAAAACTTGAAGCACGTATTTCATCAAAATTTAATGGAATGGGTTATCCTCTGACAATGTGTATTCCTCGTTTTCGCGAAGATATTCCCCTTGGAGTTATGTTTCGCGCATTTGGAATTGAATCAGACGAAGAGATTGCAAACTTAATTTGCCCAACCGGCGAATATAGTGAACGTTTGGCCGCAACTTTCAAAGAATGTGCAGACATTAATGTGTATACTCGTGAGGATGCAATCACTTACCTGACTCATCATATGCAGTACGGGACTACATCAGAAGATAAACACTCGTATGTTCGTGGTTTATTGGACACCGAGTATCTGCCACATGTAAAGTTTGGTGGTGATCTGTCTTCTCCAGAAGTCTTGAGTGCACGTAAGATGTTTCTTACTGCATGGATGGTTAGGAGACTATTATTAACTTCTGAAGGTGTTTTATCTGTAGACGATCGCGATGCCTACCCAAACAAGCGTGTTGTTACAACTGGCGCTTTGCTAACTCATTTGTTTCGTCAACTCTTTCAAAAAGTATGTAAAGATATTCGAAGCAAGTTTGTCCATGAAGTTAATAACGATAGTTGGAAAAAAGGCGAATCTCCACGTCCACTTGAGATTTTGAATGTCAATAATCTGTATAAAATTCTGAAAGTATCAACCATTGAAGGGAAACTAAAACAAGCACTTGCAACCGGAAACTTCACAGTACAAGGATTAGGAACAACAAGTTCAATTTCGAATGCAACAAAGGTAGGTGTATCACAGGTATTGAATCGTTTATCATATTCAGCTACACTATCTCACGTACGGAGAATTCAAACTCCTGTCGAAAAATCAGGAAAATTGTTGGCACCTCGTAAGTTGCACGGAACATCGTGGGGATATGTATGCCCTGTTGAAACTCCAGAAGGTCATTCAGTCGGAATCGTGAAATCAATGGCAATGTTAACATCAATTACACAACATTCACCTGCAAGTGTTGTTCTTACGGTGCTAGAATCTCTCCGTGATATTGAATGGATACAAAACATTAAAACAAAATATGACGGGACGATGATTGTTGTAAATGGAGTAATTGTGGCGTACACACAAAAGCCTTTGGATGTTCATACATTTCTTCGAAAAGCAAAACAAAACTTTACGCTTCATCCTCATACAGGAATTTCATGGAACATTCGTGACTTTCTTCTGAATATTGAGACAGACAGTGGACGATTTGTGCGACCTCTATTTCGAGTTCAAGATGGTAATATTATAAAAGGTCCCACTCAACCAGATAGCGAATGGAATGATTGGATTCGCACAAATATAGAATATATTGATCCTTGTGAGAGTGAAGTAATCTGCGTTGGAATGTTTGCTCAAGACCTTATGAGGACGCATACGCACTGTGAGATTCACCCAACGTTGATTTTAGGACATATGGCTTCATCTATTCCCTTTTCAGATCATAATCAGTCACCTCGTAACACATATCAATCTGCTATGGGTAAACAAGCAATGGGTATCTTTGCAAGAAATTATGCGAAACGATTGGATAAGAATGGTTATATTCTGTGTTCACCTATGCGACCGTTTGTAGAGACACGAATGATGAACACTTTGAAAACTCATGAAATGCCATCAGGTGACAATATTATGGTAGCAATTGGATGTTATGGTGGATATAATCAGGAAGATTCGGTGATTCTAAATAAAGCTGCAATTGATCGTGGTTTGTTTCGAACGCTATATTACACAATCTATAAAGATGAAGAGCACCGAAACATAGCTTCGGGAAAAGAAGAAAAATTTATAAAGCCACGTAGAGAGAATACGCGTGGATTTAAAACATCTTCTTACCATGCAGTCAGCGACGCAGGGGTTCCAATTATGAATTCAACTATTCATGAAAATGATATTGTGATTGGAAAGGTAACTTCAATTAAGAATGATGCAAATGGATATCAGTATAGAGATTCAAGCACAACTCACAAAAACTCAGAAACGTGCCGTGTTGACGGAGTATGGCAAGATAGAAATTCGGATGGATATCCATTCGTAAAAGTTCGGGTTGTATCTGAACGCGTACCAGAGATCGGGGACAAGTTCAGTTCACGACATGGTCAAAAAGGAACATGTGGAATTATGTTGGAAGAAGAAGATATGCCTTTTGCGGCAAGTGGGTTGAGACCTGATCTGATAATGAATCCCCATGCAGTACCCTCTCGTATGACAATCGCTCAACTGATGGAAACTATGTATGGGAAAGTATGTTGTGAAAAAGGAACGCTTGGCGACGGAACACCTTATTCACATTTGAAAGTTGGTAGTATTCGTGAACATCTTCTTGAACTTGGTATGCATCCTTATGGCAATG